ACAAAAAACAAACAAAAAACAAACTACATGAATACACAAAATTTATATATACACGATGGTAGAATGAGAACCGGGTACTCTCATTCATGGGGCGTGATTCCCCACAGTGGACCTTCCACTGATCAACAATCAACTACTGATCAAGAACAAGTTGAATTTCTAGATCAAAATGCAGGCGAAAAATTGGTTTTATCACCTATGGACGATTTAATGTCTTCTACTTTGGAAGGCAATGATTATTCTATGGGTGAATTTCTATCCCGTCCTATGAAGATAGCAAATTTCAAATGGAACCAAGGTCCTTCTCGCCTTTGGCAAACTATCAATCCGTGGCAGTTGTTTCTATCTAACCCGCAGGTTTCCAATCGCCTCAACAATTTCAAGTTGATGCGTGGAAATTTACATGTTAAAGTCCTAATCAATGGTAATCCTTTTTTCTTTGGATTTGCTATGGTTAATTACAACCCACTACACACTATTGATGATCTCACTAAACAGCGTAGTTTCGTAGAGGTAGATAGCATGGGAGCTTCTCAAAGACCCCATGTTTTTCTAGACCCTTCAACTGACGCTGGTGCTGAGATGGTTTTGCCTTTTTTCCTACCAACTCCCTTTACAAGTCTTGTTAGTGAAGGATCAAATTTGTTTGGAACAAATTTGGGTCAATTACAATTTGTTGACTTGTCACCTTTGCAACATGCTAATGATTCCAATGAGAATTTGGATATCACTGTTCTTGCTTGGATGTCTGAAGTTACTTATGGTGGTATGACTGGATACACTAATGATCTTGTCACCCCTCAGTCTGATGAATATGGAATGGTATCAGGTCCTGCTGACGTTGTTAAGAAAATTTCTTCATCAATGGTTAAAGCTCCTTATATCGGTAGATATGCTATGGCAACTCGTGAAATTGCGGGAGCTGTAGCCTCTATTGCTCGTATGTTCGGATTTAGTAGACCTGCACAACTGGATTCACGTCCAGCAACTGTCAGAGGAAAAACATCATATGCTAATTACAATATGGAGGATAATATTGTTAAGCTCAGTCTAGACATGAAACAGGAACTAACCGTTGATCCTAGTGTGTCAGGCTATAGTAATGGTGATGAGTTATCTCTGCAATCCATATGTTCTCGTGAAACGTGGATTGGGAAAGCCATTTGGGGAAGAGCCCAAAATTCTGATGATAGAGTAGTTGAACTTTTAGTTGGTCCTCAACATACCGGAGTTTTCGCTTCGGGTGGTGATAATGAGTATCATCTTAGTGCAACCGCTTTTCCTTGTATGTTCTTTGACCAATGGAGAGGAACTATCCGTTATCGATTTGTTGTGGCGTGTTCTGGCTTTCATAAGGGTCGACTATTAGTCGTTTATGACCCCAATGGAAGCCCTGCCAATTCTGATTCTTTTCCTAATATCAATACTCAGAAAGTCGCTATTGTTGATCTAGCATCCACGCGCGATTTTTGCATTGATGTTGGATGGGGACAACAAGCAGCTTTTTGCAATCTAAAGAAATGGGATGAACCCGTTCAACAGATTTATGGTAGCTCTACATGTCCCTGGGAAGCTAGAGAGAATGACTATTTTAACGGTGTGCTTGGTATCTATGTTCTTAATGAACTGACCACACCAAATACCACTATCAACAATGATGTTTCAATACACATGTTTGTAAGTGCTGGTCCTGACTTTCAGCTCGCTTCACCTAGAACAGATATTGGCTCCCCCAGATTCTTTAATCAGGATACAGTTACACCTCAATCCGATTCTCAGGATCATCTTTTCACTAGCCAATGTGCTAACGTTATTATGTCAACT